TCACTTTTAAAAAATCATCGTGTTCGTTTAGCGTCACCTCAACAAAGGTTGATAAGTCGACCATTTCATTTCCTTAATCCACCGATATCGGTTTTTTCTTTTAATTCTTGGATTTGTTCATCGCTAAGTAGGCGCAAGGCTTCACGGGCTTTAGAATCGGATAGACCGAAGTATGTCTTTACACATGCTATATCTTCACTTTTTTCAGCCTTAACCCACTTATTGAAAGGTCTTTTCTTGGACCTAACTATATTTAGTAAATAGTCATTCTGTAGTTTCTTGTCTAGGAGAGACCTACGATTCATTTCATTGGCGTACATGATACAATCCTTGTGATAGGAAAGCGCACGATTCACCAGATATGGCTCATAGGACTTCTCAGTCGCATCATCTACAATCATCTGCTTTTTACCCTGCAGGATCTGATTTACATAATCAAATGGACTCATGTTAACATCCTAATCAAACCAATCGTATCAATGGTAGTCAACAATATGTAGTTAGCAAGCATCCCAAAAGATTTCCTAGTCCAAGAAGCCCAAGCATAGATAGCACAGCCAGTAATCCAAATAGGATATAGAGCCAAGAGGGGAGGAGTTGGTACGGTAAGTGCCATAGTAATACTACACCCAATACTAATAGCCCAAGCAAGAAGCTCGGCAGCAAAGCGAAAAGGATGAGAACGGTAGTCATCTTTGATCCAATCAAATGTGGGCTTAAATAAATCTAATATCATAGATTTTCCGATTCAAGTTTAACATCATGGTGGTGTTTTAGTTTCAAGTATGCATTGAAAACAGACTTAGGCACGATGCCGTCTCCATACTGGTATGTAATCTGCTCAATCGCTTTAACTAATTCCCGAGAATATTTAATCTCAGTGGCTGTTCCAATTGGATGTACTTCAAAATCACTCATACAAACTCCACGCTTACCATAAGTTCAGTCAAACAAGCAACGGTGTTAATCTCAGCATCAGCAACGAATGCTTGCTTGTATTGATAGTCGGCTAGAATGATAACTGCTTGAGGTATGCTTTGTGGTTGCAATACTTCATAAAGACTATCATACAGTTTGCGATACAATGTTGCGGCATCAAAGTCAGCAGTAGCAACCCATTTACGAATTGCGCCGAAGTCTTTGTTCTTCAAGTGCTTGGTGATTTCTGCAATTGATATATCACCAATCTGTGCGAGAATACCAACATCAATCTTACCAAACTGTGAGTAGCGTTGCAACTCATTCAAGATGCGCCGAAAGTCTGGAAAGTGTTTCTTGATTAACTCAGCAATTACCTTGTCTTCATACTCAACATTTTCACTTTGCAAAACTGACTGGATGCGCTTGAAAAACTGCCCAGCCATCTTTGTCTTTTCATCATTCTTTAATGTAAAGTCAACAACTGCACACCGACTATGTAGTGGGTCAATGATACGATTTTTGAAATTACATGTAAAGATGAAAGAACAGTTAGATGCAAATTCTTCCATTGCATTACGCAAAGCTGGCTGGGTTGAGTTTGGATTTAGATAGTCAGCTTCATCAATGATGATAACTTTACGACCGCCAGTGAACGACATTGACGATGCAAAGTCTTTAATCTTGGTACGAAAAACATCAATGCCTGATTCATCTGAACCATTAATCATAATGTAGTCAGCACCAATCTGATTACACATTGCTTTCGCAACAGTAGTCTTTCCTACACCTGCACCGCCAGACAGTAACAGGTGTGGAATCTTTTCCGAATTAACATATTCTTGGAACGGCTTCTTCAAGCGTTCCGGTAGAATACACTCCTCAATAGTTTTGGGACGATGTGCTTCGGTCCACAATAAATGTTGCATAAAAACTCCATAATAAAAAATTCAAAAAAAATCAAATCAACCTTCGCTGGTTGAACCGAGTTCTGTAGCAACCCAATATTGCAAGGGCTTTGTGAGATTCTTGAAATGTGCGATACCTTTGAAAGAAATAGAAATTTCATATGAACCAGGAATCATTTTTAGGTTCTCGGTCTTAAACAACATCTTATATTTCTTTCCATTGCCTGCACCAACATCAAGTTGATTACTGTGGGTGGATGTGTTTTTGTCATCTAGTGCAGAGACAAAGATTTTGCTACCATCAGAAGTTACTGAAATGTGTGGAGTAGCAAGAGTTGAAGCGGACCGCATAATGAATTCAAGATCCGCCTGAGAGATAGCAAAAGTCACTTCAGGATCTGGCATCTTAACAGATTTATCGGATGCATTTTTAATCATAGTCGCATCACAAATACGATATGTAATTTTGCTACGACCGCTGGTGTCATTGATAATTGCAGACTTGGTTGCGGTATCAATTTGAAGCTGTGAATTATCCTGATGCAATCCTAGGACTGCAAGGAATTTATTCAAGTCATAGATACCGAAATCTTCATCAATCGTTTCGGCGATTGTTGTTTCAGCCAAAACTTGTTTAGATGCATCACAGGTACGCAATACGCTACCCTTACGGAACATGATACCATCATTGATAGATGCAAAGTTTTTCAATACGGTCAACGTGTCTTTAGACAATTTCATAATATACTCTCCAAAAAAATTTAATTATACAATATTCATTCAGCATTGTCAAGCGAATACTTAACATCATGCTCATACAAAAAAGATAGGCAACACATAGCATGGGCTAGGTGATGTATACCTGATTCTGGGTCTAGTTGCTCACCCATTTTCCATGCCCATATATGGCGTTCCAGTGCATCAAAGTATCTGCGTTTGGAATCGGGAACTCTTTTCCAGTTGTCTCTTTCATATTTCTGAGCACCGAAAGTGAGAACCCGTACCATTTCTTGTTGAGCAAGAGGCGGAATCAAACCATATTCTAGTTTGTTTCCGTCAAACTTACGACCGCCTGTAGTTGCAGTCTGTGATGCTTTGATATCATCAGGTTTTGGCGGCAACCAAGTTGTCATTATAGTTTTCCTGTCAATTCAGCAATCTTAGATAGATTACCCGTGAAAGGATATGTACCGATATGTTGTGTTTTCATCCATGGGCACAAGAAGATAGAACCTCCAGTTTTGCGCCATAGTTGACAAAACATATAGTCTTCACTTAGGTATCTTTCAGAACCACCACCTGTTGCGCTATCAAGTGTGTCAATCACGGTATCAAAATACGCATGAATGTACCTTGAACCATCAAAGTGTGCTTGCCCAACGTGGTCAGGTTTGTAACGCAATTGAGGATATTTTTCTTCCAAGATTGGAAATACTTCTCGCTTGACCATCATGTAGCCAGTACCAATCTCCAAAACTTCTAGAGGTTCAGTCACGGAGAATTGTTGAGTGCCTTTAACAACGTTAAACACATAATCGCCAACAAGATTTTCCAACTCTTGAGGTGCTAAGTCTGGATGTTTACGTGCGGCCAGTGCGATGTTGTTCCAGTTGATAGCCTTCTTGGGATAAGGACCACCAATAACATCTTTATCAAGTGCTAGAAGTGCGACTACATCTTGTGGATTATAGTGAACATCAGAATCAATAAACAATAGATGGGTACAATCGGAGCGGAGAAATTCATCTACCAAATAATTTCTAGCCCGTGTGATTAATGATTCATTGAACAAAAACGAAAATCGTGTTTCAACACCATACTTGGACATGAGTGCTTGCAAATCAAGGCTAGCCTTAACATACATGCCATGAGCCATACCACCATACATTGGTGTAGCAACAAACAATTTGTGCTTTTTCAAGTCTTCAATTTTAACTTTTATTTCCATAATTTATCCATAAAAAAGAGGATGTGATACAAGTATATATCACACCCTTCTTAGCAATCGCCTAAGGATTAGGCAAAAGTGCTAACGCCCTTTGCACGTAGGGCTTTGATGCCTTCTGCAACCATGCGCTTGGTTGGCTGACCAAGGCGGTAGAAGGATATTTTACGACCATTAGCAAGCGTTTTGCTGTTGGTGTAAATTGCATGTCCATCTTCACGCAATTCGTTGATACGTGCGGCCACGTTAGTAATGCCGAAACGTGCCCGTGCCTGGGCAGTGGTGAAGGTATTGTAACCATCAGTCTTGCTCAAAG